TGATTATAGCAACTATTGTATATACAATGCTTAAGATTTTAGATCTATTAAATAAAAAATAATTAACTTTATTAAAACAAGAATTATGAAAAACTTTTTAAATAAAATTTGGGAAGGTATAAAAGACGCTTTTTGGGCAAACGTACCTTATGTTATATATTCAACAGTATGGTTATTTTTAACTATGTTTTGGGCAACACAATTTTTTAAATGGTATGTAAATAAATATATAGGATAATGAAGCTATCACAAAATTTAACATTAGCAGAAGCTGTTAAATCTAATACAGCAAAACGCAGACATATAGACAACACACCTAACGAAGAAACAATAGACAACTTAAAAGTTACAGCAGAAAAAATATTTCAACCAATAAGAGATCATTTTAAAAAACCAATATATGTATCTAGTATGTATAGGTGTGAACAATTAAATGGTGTTGTAGGTGGATCTAAGTTCAGTAAACATATAACTGGTGAAGCAATAGATATTGACAACGATGGTACTAGTGTATCAAATAAAGATATATTTAACTTTATAAAAGACAATTTAAAGTTTGATGTATTAATATGGGAGTTTGGTACAGACTCACCTAACTGGATACATTGTTCATACGTTGAACGTTTAAATAGAGGTCAAGTATATATAAATTCTACAGAAGATGGTTTACAATTATATAGTGAAGCAAAAAAACCTAAGAAAGTAAAGAATGAGCAAAAAACGAAAGAAATTCAAAGAAACAAAACTAGGTCAGTTCCTACTAGGGAAGTCAGGAGTGTTTCAGAGTCTAGCGGAGACAATACCTGATCGAGGTGTTCTGGGGCTTGTTAAACGACTTTTAGTAGAAGATAAGGGTTTACCTCCAGAAGATAAAGAAAAAGCTCTTAGATTGCTCGACGTTCAATTAGAGGAGATGGATGCAGTTACTCGTAGATGGGAAGCTGATTTAATGTCTGATAGTTGGCTAAGTAAAAACGTAAGACCTATATCGTTAGTATTTTTAACTTTAGTATATGCTACAGGGTTTTTTTTAAAGTATGATCTTACTATTATAAATCAATTACTTCTTTTGGTTTATGGAGCATATTTCGGATCACGTGGTCTAGAAAAAATAAGAAAGCTCTAGTACAATATAGTACATACATTATTATAATATACATTATTAACTTATACAATATAGTACTGTATAAAATATAATAAAATTTTTATATTTACAAAATGCGACAAAAATTAATAAAAAAAATTGATCGGATATTTAGCGAATACATACGATTAAAACACGCTGATAAAAATGGGTATTGTACTTGTATAACTTGTGGTAAAACTTATCATTATAAAAATATTGATGCTGGTCATTTTGTTAGTCGTAGATTTCTTATAGTACGCTTTGATGAACTAAACGTACATCCTCAGTGTAAATATTGCAACCGATTTTTAAATGGTTTGGCTTATGAATACGGTAAAGCTATAGATATGCTTTATGGTAAAGGTACTGCAGATAAGTTAGTTAGCTTATCTAGGCAAACAATTAAAATAGAAAATTATGAATTAGAAGAAAAACATTTGTTTTATAAAAAAAATTTGATAACTTTGAGGAAACAATTATAAAAATGTACACACAAAACGATTTAAATATTATAAAAACACAAGCTAATAGCTTTGTGAATGACCAATTAAAATGGCAAAGACTACGAATAGAATCTCTACAAAAAGAGTTATCTAAGGAAAAACAAAAAAACAAAAGACTAGAAGAACTTCTAGCATACGCAGATAAATTTAATTTAATAAATACACAATGAGTTTAGCACAAAATCAAAACAGACAATCAACTATAGACTGGATCGAAGAAGGTAAAACCTGGTCTGGTAAAGATGGAACAGAAATGAAAGAATATAAAGTATCACTAAAGAATGGTGATATACCAGTATTTAACTACCCATCTAACAAACCGTACCCATTTGCAAAAGGTGATAATGTTACGTACCTTTTAAACGAAAGAATGGTAAACAAGAAAATAATTCAAAACGGTAAACAAATGAAAAAAGTAGAAAATAATCAACCTACAAACACAAGTACAAGTACAGAATCTTTAACACAGCAACAAAGTATAGCATTATCGGTTGCATCTAAGTTAGGTTTTGAAACTGTTACTAGCGATGCTTGGCAAAAAACATTATCATTAGATAGTGAAGATAGATCTAAAGCACAAAACGATTTACTCACATCTATAGGGCAAGTATCAATCGCATACTATAATTTACTAACAACTAAACCACAAAACAATGGCAGCTAAAACAGACACAATATTTATAAACGGACTTTATACATACACAAATGATAAAGACTATATAGTTTCAAAGAATAGTCTTAACGTAGAAAAGTTTAAACAACAATTAGATGATCCTGATATACAAAAACATATAAAAGAAAATGAAGGGTATCTAAAATTTATTACTATGATAAGTAAAGCTGGTAAACCATACAGCAAATTAGAAAGCAATAATTATAAAGAAATAACTAGTAAGGAACACAGTCCTGATCGAAACAACAATGACGATGACGGACTGCCATTCTAATACGGTTTCTTTAAGTTCTCAAGTAAGTAGACTGAATGACATTCGTAATGGTAAGATTAAGGAAGGTCTACGACTTGGAATACCAGAGATAGATGAGTACTGGAGATTTAAGTTTAATAACTTTAATGTAGTACTTGGACACGCATCAACTGGAAAAACAACTACATTACTTTATTTACTTTTATTATATGCTGTTAAGTATAATCTTAAATACTTAATATATTCTGCAGAGAATGAACCTAGTAGTATAAGTAAAAAGCTATGTGAATTTTTAGTTGGGTTACCATTTAATAAGATACCAGATAAGGTATGGAAAGAAAAGATTAAATGGATTCACGAACACTTTAGATATGTAAACATAGAAGAAGTATATACATCTAGCGAATTATTAAGACAAGCAGAACAAATTAAAAAGACATTTGATTACCACGCTTTATTAATAGATCCATACAATTCACTTATAAGAGATAAAGAGTTAATGAAAACATACGGTGGTCACGAATATGACTACGCAGTTATGGGAGATTATAGATTATTTACTAGACGAAATAAATGTTCTATATATTTAGTGACACACGCAGTGACTGAAGCCTTAAGACATAAACACCCTAACGGACATAAGTTTGAAGGATATATACAACCGCCAAGTGCAGGATCAGCTGAAGGTGGATCTAAATTCTTAAATAAATGTGACAATTTTTTAATTCTTCACAGAATGACAAATCATCCAGAATACTGGACTAATACATATTTAGCTATAATAAAAATAAAAGAGATAGATAGTGGTGGTAGACCTACGCCATTAGAGAACCCTATAGAGTTTAGATCATTAGCTAACAATGTAGGTTTTAGTATTAACAATAAAAATTTATTACATTTAATAGAAAAGCGTGATTCTTGAAATAGCATATAAGAAGCATAATGATTGGTTAAGAATATGTAAATCTTTTAACTGTCAAGAAAGCGACTGTCAAGACATAGTAAGCGAAATGTATATAAAAATAGATCATCTTACAAAAAATGGTAAAGATTTAAGATACGGTGAAAATGACATAAATTATTTCTACTGTTATAAAATTATATTTCATTCTTGCCTTAGATTAAAACAACACAATAGTAAACGTAAAGATCTTATTGTTACAACTGATAGTGAAAACTTTGATGTTTGTGCAGCTTTAGCTAAGTATGGTAAGAAAAGTACTATAGACGAAGATATGTTATTTAATAAGTTAGAAGAATTTACAGACGAGTATAGAGAAAAACTTACTTGGTATGATATAACAATATTTGAACTGTTATCAGGTGGCAAGAAAATATCTGAACTACAAAGAGAAACTAATATAAGTTATGTATCTTTAAGAAACACATATTTAAAAGTAAAAGATTTTGTAAAAAAACAATATGAGAAATTCGATTGGACTAGGGGATCTAGCAGAAAAAATTATTAATGTCATAACGTTAGGTTATGGTAAAAGAATTGCAACTTGGGTAGCTAAATTATTTGGTTACAATGATTGTGGTTGTGATAAGAGAAAAAAAGATTGGAATAAAATACAAATAAAAAGATGACAGATAAAATCCAAATGATTAAGATTGACTACGATCAATGGACTAAATTTAAAGGCGTTAAAAATAACACAATAGCAAAAGACGAATTAAAATTAATCGAAAGTCTACACGCAAAATATTATAATCATCCATACGAAGTACTATGTACCTGTAAGGGAGAACATATAATAGGTAGAATACAAGAGTTTGTAGACGAGCTAAATGTTATTTATAAAAATGGGTATAAAAGAAGTACATAGATGGGAACAAACAGTTGTAAAAATATTAAACTTAGATGGTTGGAACTTGACCTGGTGTGGTGAAGACTATGAATATTTTGATGCAAAAGGATTAACACCTAAGAAAAAAGAATGTGTAATAGAAATGAAATTTAGGCATAAGTACTATGAGACTAAAATGTTAGAGAAAGGTAAGTACGAAAGATTGTTACAATTACCACAAAAAATACATAAGCTATATTTAGTATTTGATCCTAAAGGAATGTATATTTTTTGGTTAAACAACTTAAATTTACCAGAGCTAGAAAAATTAAATTGTCCAGACACAACACTTTGGACTAAAACAA